TCTCTTTTCCTTTAGCCACACCTACAAATAACTTAGGTGCAGGACCTACACAACCACTTGAGTGAAAGTTATCTTCAATATCAACTGAAGTGCCGTCTAAGTGTCTGTGTGTATCTCTTGTACGTGTATCTTTAGTAGCATACCAACGTTTCTTCATATCAAGTCCATTATCCTTAGCTACTGTTGCGCTATCCAATCCTGCTTGTGATAATGCACGTCCTGTTTCTGTACGCGCCACTCTTACTGATTGAGCTTTTGACATACCTAAATCATCTCTTAATGCTTTAGCTATCTTAGAGTAGCCCTCGCCACTCATAATTCCTTGTGTTATGTGTGTACGAATACGTTTTAATGTATCATCACGATGTTTCTGAAGTGTAGGAGCTAGCTTAATAAACTCAATAGGTTGTTCAATTGCTGTCTGTATCGTCTGCACAGTAGGTATATCGAAGTTCATAGACGTTTGACTTGCTACTTCATACAAAAATAGGCTCATCATGTATTTTTCGATATAGACGTTCTGTTGCGACTGTTTAATAGCCTTAGCGACTTCTCTGTAGTCTTGCGACAACATTTGACCTATACGATTAAGTTCTTTGTTGAGCCTGTTGTATTTATTGAATTCAGTCCACGTTACTTGCGGTTCATCTCTATCGTACTTTTCGTACATATTCGCAATAATCTGTTTGATTTCTTTCAAACGTTTAGCAAATAGTATTTCGATTTCTTTCTCTGCTTGATTAACCAGTTTGTCGATGTAGTTATCTATGTCATTCTGATTGGTTATCTTCGGATTGTCTTTGTTGTTCGTCATTCAATCCCTCCTCAATGTCAGGGAGTTGTTGATTGAGTTCTATGTTTTCTTGTTCTATTCTCTCCATTTCAGCCACAGGATCTTCAACCCAAGAATGATTAGAAAGAATAGTTTCTTTAGATAATAACCCTGTGGAATTCATAGCGATTTGAGAGTTCTCTAACTCATTAACCATTACATTGAAGTTGAATGTAATCTCGATGTCTTGCACTTTCACATCTAATCTGTAGAAGTCGATAATGTACTGCAATAACTCTTGTAATGCAGTAAGTGTTTTGTTCTTCAATTTATTAGCTTTTAAGTCTAAGTTACTGTACATAAATTTAAGTGCAATACCACTTGGGCTATTACCAAATTTATCTTGTTGGAAGTCTACACCTTGACCAAACTCTATAATGTAATCACGTAACATCTTCGTGTATTCTTTAACAGAGTCGATAGGCACTTCTACTTTAATAGTATCTACACCGGAACCACTTTCCCCTGCAACACTAATTGCTTTGTAGTATTTAAGGTTATGCATGAAATCTTTCATATCTTCACCTTCATAACCTTTTAAGATATAGATCAACTCTACTGATTCGTCAAAAGTGTTTTGTGTGTCTGATAATCGCTTATCTAACGCGTCTATGATTGTCTTGTACATGAATAAGTCAGATACTTCTTGTGGGTTGTTCTTGAACGGAATAAAAGGAACACGTCCCCAACTCATCAATTTATTACCTTGATAATAATGAGGTTGTATATGATCTTCACTACGATAGAAATCAGGAATAAGTTGTCCTTCTTTCAACTCATAGAATGTCACATCATCTTTAGTCCAATACTCAACGCGTTCTGCTCCGTCTAATTCATATACACGGATAAACGCTTGCAGTTCATCTCTTTCTTTATTAGTCCAAATAGGTACAGCTTGTTCTGCAGGTACACGAAACGTTTTAAATTCTCCCTCTTCATCTACATAAGGTTGAACCCATTCGATACCTTTATTACTTGCAGCAGTTAATATATCCACTAATTTGTCATCCCACTTGTGATTAAGTGTGTGTTGTATTTGTTTTAATGCTTTGTCATTATCTACACCAAATGTCACAGGATTAGCAACTGCATATGCTACTTTCTGGTCTACTAAGTTTTGATGGTAGTTAGTATACATGCGCCAGTCTGGTTTAGTTTCGTCGTAGTCGCCGTTCACATCTCTTTTGAAAGGAGCGTCTAATATATCTGGGTGATGATTATAATATCTTTCGCCCATTGTGATATTGTCTATATTCTCTTTATGCTCTCTAACTAAGCGCAATATCATTTCTTCTTGCGTTTCGTACTTCGGTTTGATTTGTTCTACCACTTGTTCGTGATATGGTTTGTCCCATGGCCAGTTAATGCTAATCACCTCGTTTACGTAAGTATGCTAAGTTTATTCTGCCTCATGTCACGCTCTAAGGCGTATCTAGTGGCGTCAATTGTATGGTCGTTTTTATCTTCTAATTTAGGAATAATATCTCCATCTTTATCAGTTTGATAATCTATGTTTTCAAATTCTCTTGCTATATTCGGTGTACGTTTTGGATCTATTATGATAGCTTCTAAATCAGACAACCATTGTTCACCATATTCTCTGCTATCAGGTCCTTTTTTAACCGGTCTTACTTTTTTCATGCCATGTTCTTGCTTTAATTCAGCTATTGATTTAGGTTCGGCATGGTCAGCGTAAATGTCGTCTGACTGATATTTTCTTTTCCACATTTCGTTTGCATATTGCCTATTACTAATCTGAACACCGTAATATTCATCGATAGCGTAAATAACCCGTTTCTTTTTATCATAATGCCAACGGACAAACGCTAACGGATCGTCAGCATATCCAAAGTCAAGGCCATTCCTTATGTTGTCAAAACCGTCAATCATTTCTTGGGGTATCGTTTCTATTTGTAAGTTATTAAACGGTACAACGCCACTACCAATGGCTTCACCCATATATTCCCAACGATAACGTAGTTCGTTACGTTCTTTAGCACTCTCTGCCTCTTGTATAAACTGTTTAGATATAAAAGGGTTATCTAAGTACGTTGAATGGTGTACGAACGTATTATCCGGTTGGAATGAGGTCTCATATTTTTTGTTAACCCACGATTGTTTTCTCTTAGGAGGGTTGTAACTAAAGAAAAACTTGTAAAATAATCCGTCATCTAATTCACCACGTAACATAGAGTTAGTAATTGTAGTGACTTCATCTTCTGTCTTAAACTCTGCTAACTCCTCTATCCACATGATAGAAAAAGGGAACCGACTATCTTTTAACGACTTTAATCGTTCAGGGTTCTGCGCCCCTCTAAAGATAATCCGATTCCCTCTAGGAACATACGTGATTTCCATTGGCGACACTTTAACTTTGAACAGGTGTGACACCTTTTGTTCTTCTATCGCCCACTTGATTTGTTCAAATACTGATGTAGCTAATGTATTATCTGTTTTACGTACTACAACTGCATTCATAGGATAACGCATGATTAACTGTGTAATGATGATAGATATGTCAGACGACTTACCACTACCACGTCCACCTTTAGCTACTATGTTAAGCTTCTCTCTATCTTTAGTCGCTTTCCATAAGCTATGGAAGTGTTTAGGTAACAGTTCAGATAGGTTAATCGATATCGTCATTGAACTGTACCGTCGCAGTCGTTTCGATTTGTTGTCTTTCTACAGGTGTATATCCTGTACGATCTAATATATCTTTAGAGGCTTGGTAGCGTACTAGTTCGCTTTTAGCGTCTAACAAGTTAATCATCGTTTGTAAGGCTTTCGGTACCTGCTTAGATAAATGCTCTGCTTGGTAACCTTTAAAACCCTCTCTGAATTTATCATTATGCTTCCAACGGGATATAGTAGAACGATTAACGTCAATTTCTACTGCTATCTCTCCCTCTGCTAAATCTGTTTCGTTCTTCAAACGTATATATTCTTGTTGTTTCTTAGTTAATTCTAAGTACGCCCCGAATGTTGCGTTATTTTGCATGTTAGTCATCGTATATTACCACCTACTTTACGTTATACACTCTTTATATTTTAAAAAAGACACTGCGTAAACAGTGCCTAATGATTATGTTTTGTTATTTATTTGAGTTTATGTACTCATGTCACATCTCTATGTCACATCAATACATAAAAATAAGTTACCCGTGTGTTCTCACGGATAACTAATTAAGGGAGGAGAAAAATTACATGTCAAGTATTCATATCATCGTATCGGAAGCCGTGTTGTAAGATTCAATAAAACTACCCGCCACACTGACGGATAGTTAAGCAATCGGACGCGCAACGTCTAATCAAAGACGATAAACACTTATCCAATCACTTCGATATTGAATACCCCACCATAGTGCGAAAGGATAAACACTATGTCTTGTGAGGTAATTCTTACAATATCATAATACACCGATTATAAACGGACTTACACACTTCAAAAGTCCACCTTACACATAACCTATGAATTCTGCCAATCTATTTATCATCGCGTCACGTCGTCTTAATATACTCGTCTTACTTGTTCCGAAGTAGTCAGCTATATCCTCCCACTCACTACAACCTATCGGACACTCCCAATATCTCAAACGCATTAAGTCTTGTGTATCTTCATCTGATTCATAAATGAGCTTATCTACACCTTTTACAATGTTACGTAAGTTGTTATAACGATTGTCACTTAACTTCTTAATTGATTCTCTCTCGATAGGATTGCCTGGTATATTACTCTTACCTGCTCCTACATTCTCGGGTTCGTGGTTTTCTAGTAGTTCATACTCTCTTACTTTTAACTCTCGTCTGTAACGCTCTATGTTCTTGATATAATCTTCTAGTTTCTTTATATCGTGTCGTTCAATCGTTATCACTATACTACCTCCCAATTAGGACTATCGTACAAAACTTTACCTTTACATTGTTTAGCTATCTTTTTACATTCTTTAACATCTTTAAACTTACTAGCTTTTTCGAAGTCGTCTGTAAAATTATAAACTACTTCAACATTTCTAAATGTTGTAAGTATAGATTTTCTCAAGTAAACACCTTGATTAACTTCTACTATA